AGGTATAAAAAACCTGAAGTAGAAGTCGTATTTGAACCAGAACCACCTGTAAAATTAGTAATAAATAATAAAAAAGGATTGTTATGATATATAAAAAAGTCGCTAAAGCAGGTAAAGATATAAAAAAGCTTTTTCCAAAAGCTAAAAAAGTCAAAAGAACTGTTAAAAAGAAAGCTAAATCAATAAAAAAAGCATCAGTAAAAGCAGCTAAGTCTGCAAAAAGAGCAACTAAAAGAAACCCTGTACTTACTACTGCTGTTGTTGCTGGAGGAACTGGAGCTGCTATTGGAATGCAAGGCGGTAAACGCAGAGAACAGGGTAAAACTCGTAGACAATACTATTTTGGAGGCAAATAATGGCAAAGCAAAGAAGTTTAGTAGATCTTGCAGAAGAAATATCTGCACTATCACCTAATGAATTACAGACACTTGGAAAGATTGTGATTGCAAAACAACAAATGACTACTCCTGCTGCTCCTGTATCTGCTCCGCAGAATGTACCAGGACCAATGGGTAGTGCTACACCACAAATGCAACAAAGATTACAACAGCCAAGAAGAACTGCACCACCTACAGCTAGAGATGCAGTTATGCCTGGTTTATTGAGGTAATGGTTAGAATTAGCAGGTTTGCGAGTAAATATCATACAACTCCAAAGAAAAAAACCAAACAGAAGCTTTATACTGAAGATGAAGATAAGATGTTGGCTTTTATAACTGCTAAACCAAAGAAGTTAAAAAAAGATACTATACCAAAAAAAGAAGTACCTAGACCACAACCAGAAGATTCTAAAAGAACTGGTTATATGAATATAGATGTTAAAGGTAAGGTAAAAGAACTTAAAGCATTGACTAGGCGAGAAAGACTTGATCTAGCAAGATTTAAAAATAAACAGAAAGCAAGGAGAAAATAATGGCTGAAGAAAAGAAAACCAAAAAGAAAAAGAAAGGTTTAATGAAAAAAACCTTATTAAGAGTTACTCCAAAAGGAGCTTTATATGGTTTAGGAGCTGCTGCTTTGTACGGTCTTGGGAAAGAATCAGGTAAAGCAGAAGAAAATAAAATTAAATCTGAACTATTAAAAAGAGGAATTAAGGTATAATGAGAGGTGGTAAAAGACCAGGTGCAGGAAGACCAAGAGGAGTCGCAGCTGGTACTAAAGGAAAAAGATTAGAAGAACATTTAGAGTCCATAAGTAGAACACCACTAGATTATATGATTAATGTATTGAACAATCCAGCAACATCTCCAGAACGTAAGATGTGGGCAGCAGAGAAAGCTGCACCTTACCTTCATCCTAGATTGGCTTCAAAAGAACTAAAAGTATCAGGAGATGAAAACAAACCAGTAAAAATTAATTTATGCCAAAGTCCAGAAAAGGAATAGAAGATCAATTAACCATACCATTTAAACCTCGTAAATATCAATGGGAGGTTTTTAAAAAATTAAAAAGATTTAATGTTATTGTTTGTCATCGAAGGTTTGGAAAGACTTGCCTAGCAATTTGGAAAATAATAACAACAGCTGTTGAAACACCTGGGGCCAGATTGGCATACATTGCTCCTACCTATAGACAAGGAAAAGCTGTAGCTTACGACTATCTAAAAGAATATACCGAACCACTTATGAAATTAGGTGGAGGTAGAAACGAAACAGAATTAAAGATAGATCTTTGGAATGGTAGTCGATTACAAATATTCGGAGCTGACAACCCAGATGCTCTTCGTGGACTTGGGTTTGACGGAGTTGTTCTCGATGAGTACGCACTCATGTCTCCTAGGACATGGACAGAGATTATTAGACCTGCTGTATCAGACAAACTTGGCTATGTTATTTTCATAGGAACTCCTATGGGTCATAATCAGTTTTGGGAAGTATTTGATTTCTCAAAAAGAACTGATAGCAAAGAATGGTTTGGATGTATGTACAGAGCATCTGATACTGAAGTAATTCCTGAATGGGAACTAGAAGATGCTAAAAGAACAATGCCAGATTCGCAGTACCAGCAGGAATATGAATGTTCATTCAATGCTGCGGTACAAGGTAGTTATTACGGAGCTTTGATGGAAAAAGCTGAAGGTGACAAACGCATAGGAGATATACCATACGATCCAACTATAGGTGTAGAAACTTGGTGGGATTTAGGTATTGGTGATTCTACAGCAATATGGTTTGCACAAAGAGTTAATAATGAAGTAAGACTTATAGATTATTTAGAAACAAATGGTGAATCACTTGCATATTATGTTAGTGAACTAAATAAAAAACCATATAACTATTCAGCTCATATATCTCCACACGATATTACAACAAGAGAACTTGGTACTGGTAAATCTCGATTAGAGGTTGCATCAGAGCTGGGGCTAGACTTTGAAGTAGCTCCAAAGCTAGAAGTAGATCACGGAATTGAATCAGTAAGAAATACTTTGCCTAACTGCTGGTTTGATAGAATAAGATGTAAGATGGGTATCGAATCATTAAAACAATATAAAAAAGTTTTTGATGATAAGAATCAGGTGTTTAAAAATAAACCACATCATAACTGGGCATCACACGGAGCTGATGCATTTAGATATGGTTGTGTAGGAGAAGCACCGGAAAGAACAGATTGGGCAAGAGAAATTAACGTAGATACGAGGTATATAATATAATGGCATCACCAAAACCAAAAAATAAAGCATTGTATGCAAGAGTAAAAGCTGAAGCTAAAAAAAAGTTTAAAGTTTATCCTAGTGCATATGCAAACGCTTGGCTTGTTAAAACTTACAAGAAGCGTGGCGGAAAATATTAATGGCATACGAAGGTGGACTGCGTAAGTGGTTCAAAGAAGATTGGAGAGATGTAAAGACTGGTAAGAAGTGTGGTCGTTCTGGGAAGAAAGATAAAGGAAGACCATATCCTGCCTGTAGACCTAAGAAGGTAGCAAAAAGAATAACTAAAAAAGAAGCAGCTAAAAAGACTGGACCTAAAAAAGTTAAGTGGTCTGTCACTGCATCTGGTAAAAGAAGAAAGAAATCTAATGGCTAAAACACCTGCGTGGCAAAGAAAAGAAGGTAAATCTAAATCTGGTGGTTTAAACAAAAAAGGTGTAGCTTCTTACAGGAGAGCAAATCCAGGAAGTAAATTAAAGACTGCTGTAACTACAAAGCCAAGTAAATTAAAAAAAGGATCTAAAGCTGCTAAAAGACGTAAATCATTTTGTAAGCGTATGACAGGTATGAAGAAAAAATTAACTTCTGCTAAAACAGCAAGAGATCCTAATTCAAGAATAAATAAAGCATTAAGGAAATGGAATTGTTAAATGGATGATCAAAAATTAAAAGCAATGATTGCGTCTGAAATACAGACTGCAATGGGATATCTTGGTGGAGAGCTTACAGAACAAAGAACTAAATCTTTAGAATATTATTTTGCTGAACCATTTGGTAATGAACAAGATGGTAGATCACAAGTAGTATCAACTGATGTATCAGATACTATTGAATCTATATTACCTACAATAATGAGAACATTTACAGCATCTCCTAGAGCTGTACAAGCTACAGCAAATAAACCAGGAGATGAAGCTGCTGCAAAACAAGCTACAGATTATTTAAATCATGTATTCTATAAAGATAATCCTGGCTTTACAATTTTATATACGTTCTTCAAAGATGCATTGTTACAAAAAAATGGAATATTAAAAGTATATTGGGATGATTCTTTAGATATAGAACGATCATCATATGAAGGACTTACAGATGATGAGTTTGCTTTATTATTGGCTGACCCAGAAGTAAAAGTATTAGAACATACTGAGTACGAAATAGACAATGAGGAAGCATTAGCTGAAGCACAAAAGTTTATTATGGATAGAGGAATGCCAGGAGATGTTAAATCATCTGGTAAACTACATGATGTTGTAGTTAATAGAATGAATAAGAAAGGTCAGGTAAGAATAGAAAATGTACCACCTGAAGAATTTTTAATATCACGAAGTGCTAAAACAATTGAAGATGCACACTTTACAGCACACAGAAAATTTATTACAAGATCAGAACTTGTAGAGATGGGATTTGATCCTGAAATAGTTAGGAATTTACCTACTGATAATGATCAAAGATATAGTGAAGAACGAACTGCTCGATATGATGATTTAGATTATAACTCATTGAATGAGCATTCAACCGCAGAAAAAGCAAATGAAGAAATATTAATATATGAATGCTACATCAAACTTGATGAAGACGAAGATGGAATTGCAGAATTACGAAAGGTTACTGTAGCAGGTGATAGCTCATATAATATCTTAGACAATGTGCCTTATGACAGATGCCCATTCGTAAGCATAACACCTATTCTAGTACCACACAGGTTTTATGGTAGATCTGTTTCAGAGCTTGTTGAAGATGTACAATTAATTAAAAGTACAATTATGAGACAATTGTTGGATAATATGTATCTAACAAATAATAACCGAGTCGCCATAATGGATGGTCAAGTTAATATTGATGATCTATTAACAAACAGACCTGGAGGAGTTGTTAGAACTAAACAACCACCACAATCAGTAATACAACCTTTACAATCACAGCCATTGAATCAACAGGCTATGCCATTGTTAGAATACTTGGATGTTGTTAGAGAACAAAGAACAGGTATTACAAGATACTCACAAGGTATGGATGCTGATTCATTAAATAAAACAGCAAGTGGAATTAACCAAATATTAACACAAGCTCAATTAAGAGTAGAACTTATTTGTAGAGTATTTGCTGAAACAGGTATTAAGGAACTATTTAATAAGCTATTAGAAGTTGTTATTAAATATGAAACGAAAGAAAAGATAATTCGTGTAAACGAACAGTATGTAACAATGATGCCTATGGAATGGGCAAACAAATGTAACATCAATGTTCAAGTAGGTTTAGGTACAGGTAGTAAAGAACAAGAACTAGTTATTTTAAATAACATTCTTGAAAGACAGCT